ATGGCTGGTAACCAGGTAGGGAAAACCCTGGCTGGCGGGGCTGAGTGGGCAATGCACCTAACCGGCAGGTATCCGGACTGGTGGGACGGAAAGGTATTTGATAAGCCGGTGCTGTTCTGGGCATCCGGGGTAACGAACGAATCAACAAGAGATAACCCTCAACGAATCTTGATGGGGCCTCCTCCGCAAACAGAGTTGTATGGCACAGGGATGATTCCCAAGGAAGCCATCATAGATTTCACCAAGGCAATCGGCACCCCTGATTTACTGGACTCGGTGGTAGTCAAGCACGGCGGCGGGGGAGATATTCAGGCCGGCACGTCACTGCTCGGTTTCAAGTCCTACGAAAAAGGACGAGAGAAATGGCAGGGGCCAACCTTGCAGGGCCTGTGGTACGACGAAGAACCCCCGCTCGACATCTATTCGGAAGGCCGCACCCGGACGCAGACCAGCGGCATTTTCACAGCAGTTACCTTCACCCCATTACTCGGCATGTCCGAGGTCGTCAGGCGGTTTCTAATAGAGAAACCAGACGGTACACATGTGACCTCGATGACTATCGAGGATGCCGAGCATTACAGCAAGGAATTAAGAGAAAAAATCATCGCCGGATACCCGGAACACGAACGGGAAGCGCGGGCAAAAGGTATCCCGGTTCTGGGTTCTGGCCGTGTATTTCCAGTTACTGAAGAATCAATCACTTGCGAACCAATAAGTATCCCTGCGCACTGGCCGAGGATTTGCGGGATTGACTTCGGCTGGGATCACCCGACGGCTGCTGTCTGGCTCGCCTGGGACAAGGACGCGGACAAGGTTTACCTCTATGACTGTTATCGGGCCTCTAAGCAGAGCGTGATTATTCATGCGGCAGCGGTCAAGGGACGCGGAGAGTGGATCCCAGTTGCCTGGCCGCATGATGCTGATAACGAGACTGCGCAAGCGAACGGGGAAGCGCTGAGAAAACAATACCTCGATCAAGGCGTGAAGATGCTTGCCGAACGTGCTCAGTACGAGGACACGCGCGGTAATTCAGTGGAGGCCGGGATTCAGGATTTGCTGGCCTACATGCAAACGGGCCGGCTCAAGGTGTTCAAGCACTTGGCCGATTGGTTTGAGGAATTCAGGCTCTATCACCGCAAGGATGGGCGGGTGGTGAAGGAGCGCGAGGACTTGATGGCCGCGACTCGTTACGGGCACATGATGAAACGCTTTGCCTCGATTCATCAGAAGGACAAGCCTCTCAAGTACGACGACCGGGGGATTGTGTGATGGATAACTCCATCCTCAACGCCATCGAGAACTACGAATCCAAAGCGATTCAGGGCGGTGAGCTTCAGGACTCCCGCGCCAAGGCGATGGATTACTACCTTGGGAGGCCGTTCGGGAACGAGAAGGAAGGACGGTCTCAAGTTGTATCCAGGGACGTATCTGACTCTATCGAGTGGATCAAGCCCGGACTGTTGAGAATCTTCACCTCGGGTGACGATGTTGTGTCTTTCGCCCCCAAAGGCCCGGAGGACATTGAACAGGCTCAACAGGAGACGGATTACGTCAATCACGTCATCACTGAAAAGAATAACTGGTTCAACACTGCGTATGTCTGGTTTACCGACGCTCTCTTACAGAAAAATGGATACGTTAAATGCTTCTGGGACGAACGGGAGGTAGTCGATAAGGAGCATTACAAGGGATTGACTGACGATCAGTTGAAGATGATCTCGTTAGATCCTGAAGTCGATGTGATCGAGGACGAAGCTTTCCAGGTCATGTACAAGCAGCAGGTTCCGGGGCCGATGAACCAGATTCCGCTGGGTCCGATGCTAACTGAAGTTCCTTTAACCCTTCATAACGTCACGGTACAGAAAAACAAGACATACGGCTGTGCCAAGTATCTGCCGATTGCGCCTGAACGAACGCTCGTATCCGTTCTACACCAGGAAGTTGATTTAGAACACGCGGACTTTGTAGAGCACTGGGAATTCAAGACGCTTTCAGACTTGAGAAGCGAAGGTTTTGAGATACCGGACGACATTGGAGACAACGAAGGTTCTTCCCTGTCGGATTTGGAAGAACAGGCCCGTAACAGGTTCAACGAGGATATCCAGGACGATGGAGAGACTAACGACCCGTCGATGAAGCGGGTTAAAGCTAGAGAATGCTGGCTGAGGTTCGACGAGGACGGGGACGGAATGGCCGAACTCCGTCACTGCATGGTGGTGGGACATACCGTGCTGCTCAACGAAGAGGCTGATTTCATTCCCATAGCCTGTGTTACTCCCCGGATGATGCCGCACCGTCACATTGGTATCTCGACGGCGGATGATGCGATGGACATTCAGTTGATCAAGGCCACTCTGCAACGGGGATTTCTGGACAACCTCTATTTCGCCATCAACGGAGAAAAAGCGGTAGACAAAAACAAGGTGAATCTGGACGACATGATGACCTCCCGTCCGCAGGGGATTAAACGGGTAGACGGAAACCCGCACGATGCAATCATGCAACTGACGAACTCGGGCGACTTCGGGGCTGTTCTACAAGGAATTCAGTACTTCGACATGGTTCGGCAGGAGAGAACTGGATCCAGCAAGAACGCGCAGCAGATCAGCCCGGACTCTCTGGCAAAGCTGCCTTCAGGGATAGCCATTGCCCAACTCCAGACTGCTCAACAGGCGATTGTCGAGTTGATTGCTCGGGTATTCGCCGAGACGGGAGTGAAAAGCCTGTTCAGGATGGTGCATGCGCTCACCTTGAAACACTCAACCCAGCAGGACGTGGTACGGCTCAGAAACAAGTGGGTGACGGTCAACCCGCGTGAGTGGAAAACCCGCACCGACATGACGATTTCGGTAGGTCTTGGAACTGGGAATGCAGAACAACGGATGATGATGCTGGAGCGAATACTCGGGATGCAGATGAACATGCTCCCTCTTGGCTTGGCGAATCCCAAGACGATAAGACATACCGCATCGAAGTTTACCCAGGCTGCTGGGTTCAAGGATGTAGAAGCGTTCTGGCCCGACGCTGAAAAGATTCCTCCTCCTCAACCGCCGCAACCCGATCCCATCAAGATAGGGGAGTTGAAGGTAAAAGCTTTCGAGGCTGAAACCAATCGTATGGGTGTGATGAAGCAGCAGGAACATCCGATGCTTGAGTACAAAAAGGAAATGGACAAGGCCGGGCTTCAGAGACAGACGGATCTGGATAAGGCCCAGATCAGCCGGCAGACGGAGCTTGATAAGGCTCAGATCAACGCGAGCCAGAAGGACCGCGAACTAAAGACCAAGGAAAACGAGGCCGATATGAGCAAGGAATCCGTTATGCAGGTTCAACTGATGAAGGAATCGGCGGACAAGATTACTGAAGCAACGGACGTGATGACTCAGGCTGCGCTGTCGATTGCTGAAGCTGCCCGGATGATGGCTCAGGCAGCCACCGCAGAGGAAGTGCTGGTGAGGGGCAAGGATGGAAAAGCCATTGGCAAGAAACGCGTACCAGCGGGCACATTAAATTGAAAACACTGATTGCACTACTGATGCTGCTGTCGTTGCCCTGCTACGCACAGGTGTCGTTCAACGTAAAGCCTCCTGTCAGTCTGTGGGACTACTCAACCGATATTGCCTCGATTGAGATAAGGCTGAGAGGGAGACTTTCAACCGACTCCGCGACGACGCATAAGATTATCGGGCGGATCAAGCTCGCCAAGTGGGATTTGTCTCTCCTCACCGCAAGGGCGACGATTCTGGTTCCGGCTACCCAAACCTGGGAAGTGAAGTCGTTGAGTGTGTTTATCGTCCCGGCGGTCGCAACCGGATTAGCAAGTGTAGAGGTCATTCTCAAGAACCTGCCAACGTCGTACACAGCCCCAGCGGGACAGCAAATCGCCATTGATATTGGGAGCAAGACAGGGGTAGGAGTGATTGGCCCGGTAAGCCTTGCTCCCCCACCTCCTCCGCCACCTCCGGTTTCCACTATGGCGTCCAGCATTGCCGATGGTGCAGTGCTGACAGGCTCCGTCGTGTGGACGGTTGTCCCATCGAGAACCCCGGATCGGGTCGAGTTCGCGGTGAACAACGTCAAGTCGCCAGCGGTCGAATTCACTCCGCCCTACCGCTTCAACGGAGATACCGGGTTTCTGGTGACAACCACTATCCCGAATGGCGCTGCCGTG